CTATCTTACCTTTGTTTGGTCCACGTTTGTATCTATACTTATGTGTGCCTGTTCCGTTTATATTTACTTCAACTTTTAAATCTCTGATAAATTTCATTTGTTTAGCCTTCTTTTCCATGTCCTCTATGTATTGTAATATTTTTCTAGTGTTTCGATCCATTTGCAAACTCTCTTTGTCTGTCTTTTAATTTTTCAATATCTGAAGTAGCTTTCTCTACTTGTTTCTGTAAAAATTCAATGTTCACTTTGTTATGCATACCATCTTCAATAGCTTTATTCAAACGATCTACTGACTTATATAAGTCCTCTACCAACATGTAGAGTTCTGCTTCTCCAGATGATTTACCTAACTGTCCTCTTGGGTATTTGATTCTAAACTCTGTATTTTGTTCTAGATCTTTTGATATCAATTCTAGTTGTGTTGAGTGTGAATTTAATGTTTCATGCAAACCAAAATAAGCCCAGGTTCCGATGGCGACCATCGTGATTAAACTGGCAACCGTCTTCATAGGCATTTGCACGGCAGCCTCTTCGCTAATTTTTAGTGGTTTGTTAGGCATTGAATGCACACCCTGTTAGTCCTACAAACACTATAACTAAACACAGAATTAATATCATCCAACCCATTACTTATAAAAATCTTTGAAAAGCCAGTCAGTGTATTTTTTTAACCACTTTTTAATCCACTTTATCATGTTTTTTCTCCTCAATTTCGTAAAAGAAGTTATCCGTATCTTCGGTCTTCCATTTACTTGTGTTTTCAACATTCCACTCAGAGGTTTGCACTTTCCAATCTGGTACATTATCTTTCACTGTAAATGAAGGTATGTCCCAAATGCATCTGTTATTAGGTTGTGCTGCATAGTTCCCGTCATCGAGCGCTATGATGTGAGCACATTTGTGCTCGTGCGGTATCTCTGAATGATCCGTATCGAGGATATTAGGGTCTGGGTGAGCAAAGTCAACCGTAAAAAGATATTTTCCAGGGTGCCATTTTTTGTCTTTACCAATGTATTTTCCAGCTTGTCCTTCTAGAATATCAAAAGAATGCACAGAAGGATAATAACTAAAACAATTCCACAATTGTAATTCATCAAGTCTACGTCTAGGAACTTCTTCTGGTTTAAAGCCTCTTTGAATGAACGCAGATATCGGTAGACGATAGAAGATAGCTCCATTTTCCATAATACAATGAAAAAGGAGACTACGCCCTGTAATAGACGAAAGACCAAAAATAATGCAGTCTTCAACTTCTCCATGATGTTTCTTAAGGTCATAGAGATATTCTCTTCTGATTTGTGCGTATTCTACTGGTATGTTTGCGTTTAAGTAAGCCATATTTTTTCCTCATTTTATGCTGCCCCAATTTTTACCAAATTCATAATCTACTTTATTTGGCACTTCAAGAGTCACAGCTCCTTCCATAATATCTTTTATTCTCTGAGCTTCTTTCTCAGATGATATAGATATATCCAATTCATCGTGAACTTGCAAATGTGGTAAAATACCCTCTGCATGTAAATCAATCATTGCTTTTTTTGTCATGTCCGCAGCCGATCCTTGTATCAATCTGTTCAAAGCTTTGTACGTGTACGCTCTCCTGATTCCTGGTCCGTGCTCCGAGAGCGCTGCATCATGTGGTAATGGTTTGTGGATACCAAACTGATTTGGTTCCCATAAATGAAACCTGCATAGTCTGCCAAGAAGAGTTCTAACTTTACCAGCATCCTGGGCTCTAGACATAACAGAGTCCATGAGTTGTTTTACAAACGGAACTTTAGAATGATATTGTCTAAATAATTCTTCTGCTTGCAATTTATTAACACCTAACTCCGCCTGTAATTTATTTTTACCCATACCATAAAATAAACCAAGATTAATTGTTTTGGCTTGTGTCCTTGGTATGTCAGCCATATCTGCTACAATTTGATGGAAGTCTGCATCACCTTGTAGGTACGCATGAACAACATCATCTACACCATATAAGTTTTGTAAAGCTGCATAGTGTACGACTAGACGTGGTTCTTGTTGGTTATAGTCAAAGCAACCCCAGGTATGATCTTCTTCTGGTAAGAACAATGATCTGATCCGTGGTCCGAGGTCTTTGTTACGTGCTGGAATCTGCTGTAAATTAGGGTTATTCATCGAAAATCTACCAGTGACTGTCCCACCGCCTTCTGACCTCAATTGGTTAATCTCTGCATGGATACGGCCGTTTAAACTATACTTTAGAATGGTATCTATAAATGTGGTGTGGGCTTTATTAATCTCTCGAGCTTTCGCTATACATTTGACTATATTGTGTGGATGATTGGCTAAAAAATTCTTTGTAAATGATGGCGCTCCAGTTTTTTCTGTTCTATCGTAGGGTAATCCTAATTTATCAAACACTTTAGCTATGGATCTTGCGGCCCATATTTGAACGTCTATACCTGTACTTGCTAACACCGAACCTAACATTCTTTTCTCTTCTTCTACTAATGTTCTCTTTTCGATCGCAGCTTGTTCTTGATTTACTCGTACACCTAGAAATCTCATGTCAACTAAAACAGGAAACAATTTAGTTTCCATTTCAAAGATGTCACCTATGTCTTGATGTATTATTTCTTTTTTCATTTCTTGCCACAACTCGAATGTGAGTTGTGCGTCACGCTCTGCGTAAGCACCAACGTACATGGCAGGGAGTTTGTACATCTCTGCTTTAGGATCTACACCCCAAGATTTTGCTGCTTCGTATAATGCTGTTTCATCTTTACCTTTACCAAGATAATCTCTGGATATACCGTTTAAATCATACCGTAATCTATTTTCATTAACTAATGCAGATGCAATCATTGTATCAACAATTTTACCTTTTACATTTATACCGATGGCTCTTAACCAACAAATGTCATACATTGCATTGTGAAATATTTTTGTGGACTCGTGGTTCATTTGGTCCTGTAGCCATTTTAAAACCATTTTACGATCCATATTACCACCGCCTTCGTGAGCGATAGGATAATACGCACACCAATCCCCTGTAGATAATGATACACCTACAACATCACCAACTTTTACAACTGAACCTGATCCCATTCTTTTATTTAAGTTTGGATCTTTTGTTTCTAAATCTACTGCTATCTCATCGTATTTTCCAAGGTCTGGAAAGTCTGTTGGTGGTAACCACTCTGTTTGTGGTCTAAAGATAGGTATCTGCATTATTTACTCTCCGTTAGAGTAAAACCGTTTGGTAGAGGTATGGCTGTGTCATCGCCGTAGTCTCTATCTATAGCCATTTCAATGTAATGTATCGCTTTCAATAAATCTTCCCTCTGTCCCTTTTGCTTGTGCCTACACAAGTACTTAATAGCATTCCCCTCCGCGAAGGGCAAGTTATTTTTATTTATAAACTCACTTGCCTGGATCTTCATCGATCGGTAGTGGTCACCACCTATCTGCTTTTTATATGTGTTTTTCATATTTTATATCCTTTGTATATGTCTTTTGGTCTGATGATATGTAGATGATCTTTCGCTCTAGTCGCTCCGACATAAAATAATCTATTTTCATCATCAGGATTTTTTTCGTAGTTTCTTTGTGTATTATTGCTAAGGTCAGTCAAGAGAACTACGTTATCTTGTTCGCCTCCTTTTACACCGTGTATTGTTGATAGTGTTATACGTGGTGATTTGTTTAATTCTTCTCCATTCTCTCTCATTCTTCTTATGTATCTAACTTTCTTTTCTGGTGCATTGTCAAACGATTCATACCAGACAGCTTTAGTGTTTAGACCTCTATTCTTATAGAGTTCATCAATACCGTAATGTGCATCTTTATTTAAATATTGTAATTGTTCTTTTTGATAATTTTTTGGTGACATGTAAGAAACTATTCTATTTATTTTATCTGTAGATATTAAACTACCTTTTCTTAAGTTCTCCCAGTCTACAACCGCATCGTAAAGATCTTGTTCATAATTCTTTTTAAATTTGTTTTGATAATAAATACCTTTTGAATACAGAACATCCTCTAATGCATTCAACATAAATCTAGTTCTAGCCAACACTAGCCAATTACCTTGTTTCATGTTAACTTGTTCAAAGTCATCGTAATATGAAAGCAATCCTCTTTGTGTTTTTGGTCGCCACTCTTTTGGTAGTCTTTTTTGTATCTTATTTACTATGCGTGATGCCACATCATGAACTACCTGCGGTATTCGGTATGACTGTGTTAACTGCATTATCTTACCCGTCTGTGCTATGAAACTATCTACATCTGCACCAGCCCATCTAAATATAGCTTGATCATCATCACCTGCAATGTATGTATCATTTGTTTTATCCCATATTGACTTAGCCATTGTCCATTGTGTTTGTGATAAATCCTGTGCTTCATCTATAAACACAACATCAAACTTAGGTGATTTATCAGACTTAATAAATTCTGTAATCATGTCTGTAAAATCAATTAAGTTATAGTCTTTCTTGTATTGATTAAGATCATGCACAAATTGTTTTAATTGATATGTTGTAATATCTTGTGAATGTTCTTTTAAATTAAATTGTTGTTCTGGTGTGATACCACGTAGTTTTGCTAATTGTACTATGCGTAGTAAATCACTTTTAGTTGTAAATAATCCTGTATGTTCATTATCATATTCGTGATAGTCAACCATCATACCCATCTTTTTACCAAGATCCTCATAGTGTCTACGTTGCATTACGTTTTCTTTTTTTATCCCTAATCTTCTAAAAGCCAGAGAATGTAATGTTCTAAAATAAGGTAGGTCATCTTCTGATAAATTAAATTTAGACATGGCTCTGTCTCTTGCTTCGTACGCAGCTTTCTGTGTAAAAGAAAAATACCCTATCTTGTCTGGATCTGTTTCTTTCAAATACTTATCAACTTCATTTAGTAAAGTTGTAGTCTTACCTGTTCCTGGTGGTCCTAATACAATTGTTTTCAATACACACCTTCTTTTTTAAATGTTCTATCTTTTATTTTAATTTGTTCTTTTTCAAATTCTTTTAATTTTATTACAGATATTTTTTTCTTACCCACCGTCATTCTTACATGATCACACCCATTATGTTCTAGCAGCCATAACAAAGTCACGTCATACTTCTCTGTCCATTTATGTCTGTGTAAAAATTTATGAAAGAACTCACTAAATATAAAATGATGATACCCATCCTTATTCCAAACATTACCAGACTCCATATCTTCTTTTGTAGATCCCTCTGCGGTTCTCATCGTACAATAGTTTTCTAGGTGTTGTGATAGTTGTTCTTGTTTAGATGCACCTGCTGGTGCATCAACCATTTCTTTGTTTTCTAATAATGATGTAATCATGATGTCGTAATCTTTTGGTTTCAGTTTTGGTGGATACTTATAGATTTGATCCATGCATGCTCTTATAAATAGTCTTTGTTCTTGTAACTGCTCTGATTTTAATTCTACTCTTTCTCCATCTACGTTTAATCTGTAGATAGGTGGATCTAATTTTACTATTTGTAAATCTGATAACTGTGGAAATAAAACCTGTGTGCCTATACCAAACTTTCTTGTTCTACATAAATTTTTATCACAGTGATTACACATAGGTTCCTCTGTGCACTTAAATCCATAATCTTTGTTGTCTTTCTTTTTTCTTTCTATAACATCGTCTGTAAGTGGTGTTGCAAAGTATTTATGATTAAAGGAACTTAGTTTACTTCTCCATTCCTCTGGCCATTTCTTTTTTGCATATACCGTGTATTGAAATAATACTCTGTCTCTACCATCTTCAAGTTTTTCTCTTGTTAAAGATTCCAAACAAGGTGGTCCATCACTAAATTCAGATTGTGGTCTTTCTATCTTCAACGACTGTAATTGTTCTGGGGTGATTCGTTTTACGCTAGATAAAAAGGCATCTATTGTAACGGCATTTCCAGAATTGTCATAAGCATATCTTGTTGAATTTTTACAATTAAAGTATGGTAAATTAAGAAAGTTTCCTGTATCATCTTGCGATTTTAATTCAATCTGTTTTGGAAACACCTCTGCATTACCAAATCCTAATATAGCACTGATAGAAGTTAGTTTATCTCGCATAAGTTTTGCTGGTACGAAATTGTTAGTAAATAAAAATATATGTGCACCACCACTTTTAGATCTGCAAACTGTTAGCGGTAATGTGTAAGCGTTAATTTTTTTGATAATTTCTTTGTGGTCTAATGTATATTTATCTACATCTATACAACCCCATATACATTTGTTGTCTTCATT